CCCTGTTGTGTCTTTACCCTCTGCTACGCCCTCTAAGAAGCTCTGGGAGAACTGTAAGGAATGGTTAGATGGGTTTGAGAAGATTATCCTATCTGTCGATACAGATGACGCAGGTAATTCTCTTGCGGATCGTATGGCTAAGTTATTTCCTAACAAGGTCTACCGTGTACCACACGACAAATACAAGGATGCTAACGAGTTTCTACAGAATGGGGCGCAAGCAGAGTTTAAGAGTGCATGGTGGAACGCTAAGAAGTATACACCAGAGAATATCCTAAACACTGCAGACCAGTTTCTGTCGTTGTACCATGATACACCAGAGCATATCTATGTAGAGACAGGTATTCAGGCACTGGACGACAAGATACTTGGTTTGATGCAGGGACACTTTACAGTGTTCAAAGCACCTACAGGGATCGGTAAGACTGAACTAATGCGGTATCTAGAATACAACATGCTACAGAAGGGTATACCGATTGCTGCATGGCATCTAGAAGAAACCAAACTAAGGTCACTACTTGGTCTTGTGTCATACCACCTGAACGATAATCTGACACGTAGGGATTTGATCGACGATAAGGAACGCAATGATGATGTAGTAGAAGCAATCAAAGACATCACTAAGGATGAAAACTTCTATCAGTTCTTCTTGGGTGATGGTGCTAGTGCTGAAGATTTGATTGACCAAATTAGGTTCTTTAGTCAGGCATGTGGTTGTAAGTTTATCTTCTTTGAGCCTATCCAAGATGTAATCTCTGGATCGTCTGAGGAAAGCAAAGAGCAACAGTTGGCTGACTTGTCAGTGCGCCTGTCTAAACTTGCAGCAGAATTAAACGTAGGTATCGTAAGCATTGGTCACACTAACGAGAACGGTGACTTCAAGTATTGTAAGATGATTGGTCAACGTGCGTCATTTGTGATCGACTTGTACCGTGACAAAGAAGCTGAAGACCTACAGGAACGAAACACAACGTATCTCAAGATTGAGAAGAACCGTCCATCATCTGAGGAAGGTGCAGCAGGTAAGATGCGGTTCAACTATGATACGTTTACACTAAGAGAGGTTATATAATGAAAGGTGATATTACAATAGGGGGTCAAATCATTAAAAGGGTGTGTAAGGATTGTAAATTAACTAAAAGGTTTGATTGTTTTTCTGTTGCTGATAAATCTGGAAACAGGAGAGGTGTGTGTAAAAGCTGCTTAAAGTACAAAAACTCACCAGATATGTGGATGAAAAATCACGTAAGGAAAAAGTTGTATTCTTTTAACAAGAGGTGCTGTTCGAAATGCAACAAGATAAAGTGTTTATCACTATTTCCTAATGACTTCGTAGGAAGGGTTCACAACAATAAAAAATCCTACTGCCTCTCTTGCGCTTACAAAATGAAGAATGATTATATCAACAGAAATAAAGACAGAAAGGCAAAATGGGATAAGAAACACTATGAAAAATACAAAGATAAGCACAATCAGAAGTTTTATGAAAGGTTAAAAAACAACCCTCAATATAAAGTTGCTCACTCTTTAAGGACAAACCTAAACGGTATTTTAAGGCGTAAAGATCAAATTAAGGTGGGTAGTGTTATTAAAAGTGTTGGCTGTAGCAAACAAGAACTCATAAAACACCTTGAAAATCAATTCTACCCTAACCCTGAAAATGGAGAGCCTATGACATGGAATAATCACGGGACTAAAGGTTGGCACATAGATCATATAAGACCTTTGTGCAGTTTCGATTTACAAAACCCTGAAGATTTTAAAATGGCGAATCATTACACTAATCTTCAACCTTTATGGGCCAAAGAAAACTTAAGCAAAAATGGGAAATGGTAAACATGCCAGTATTCGATATTGAAACAGACGGTCTACTAGACGAACTAACAAAGATTCATGTGTTATCTTGGATGGGGGACGATGGAAATGTGCATCATACCCATGATTATGAGGCTATGCTTATCTTCTTTACAGAAGCACCTACACTGATTGGTCACAACATCATCAGGTTTGACATCCCTGCAGTGGAAAAAGTGTTAGGCATTGAAGTAAAGTCTCGTCTGATCGACACTCTACCTTTGTCGTGGTATCTAAACCATGATCGTATGAGACATGGGCTTGAGGGCTACGGAGAGGACTATGGAGTGCCTAAACCAGTTATTAAGGACTGGAACACCCTAACACCAGAAGAGTATGCTCACCGCTGTAATGAGGACGTTAAGATCAACACACGGTTACACCGTGACTTGGACTTAAAGCTAAACAAACTGTATCAGGACAGTGGAGAGAAAGATCGCTTTATTGACTACCTCATGTTCAAGATGGATTGTGCAAGAGAACAGGAGACCCTACGATGGAAATTAGATGTAGAGAAAGCAAAAGCCCATCTACAGGAATGGGAAGACCTAAAACATGAAAAGACAGAAGCCTTGGCTGATGCTATGCCAAAACGTAATCTATTTACTACCAAGACAAAACCGAAAGTCATGTACAAAAAAGACGGTACACTTTCTAGTCACGGCGAAAAATGGGTTCAGTTATGCAAGCAAGAACACCAACCGATTTCTACATTGTCTATGGTGGTCAAAACAGGAGAAGAACGAGCAAATCCTAATAGTGTGGAGCAGGTCAAAGATTGGCTTTTTTCTTTGGGGTGGAAGCCTCGTACCTTCAAATACCTAAAGGATAAGGTAACTGGTGATGAACGGAAATTGGAACAAGTACGGAAAGACGGAGAACTCTGTCCCTCAGTACGTGAACTGGTTGAACAAGAACCTGCTATTAGTTTGCTTGATGGCCTCTCTGTTCTTTCACATCGTATTGGTGTCCTTAGATCAATGGTTGAAACAGAGAACGATGGATACGTGCAAGCAACTGTTGCAGGGTTCACTAACACATTACGCTTTCGTCATGCCCGACCACTGGTCAACTTGCCATCGGTTGATAAACCCTACGGAAAAGAAATCAGAGGGTGTCTAACTGCACCTGAAGGTTACACTCTGTGCGGTGCTGATATGACATCGTTAGAGGATACGACAAAGAGACACTACATGAAACCATTAGACCCTGATTATGTCGCTGAAATGTCTAAGGATGGGTTTGACCCGCACCTTGACCTTGCTAAACACGCAGGTGTTGTTACACAAGATGACATCGACAAGCATAATTCAGGGGAACGTAGCCTTAAGGCATTACGCAAGAACTACAAGGTGGTGAACTACAGTGCTACATATGGTGTAGGAGCCGCTAAACTGGCTCGTGAGACAGGTATGAGTAAGTCTGAGGCACAGACACTGCTAGATGCCTTTTGGTCACGTAACTGGTCAGTACAGAAGGTGGCAGAAGGTCTACGTGTTCGTGAACTCTTTGGCTCTGCTTGGGTACAGAACCCTGTATCTAAATTCTGGTACAGCTTACGGTCTGACAAGGATCGGTTCAGTACACTAAATCAGGGTACAGGTGTATTCTGTTTCGACAGTTGGGTTAAAGGGTGTCGTGGTATGGGACTAAAGACTATCGGTCAGTTCCACGACGAAATTATAACTCTAGTAGAAGAAGGAGATGAAGACAAAGAAGAAAACATTATGACTATGGCAATCGACCAAGTAAACCAAGAAATTCAACTAAATGTACCACTTGGGATAGATGCACAGTTCGGAAGAACATATGCAGACATCCATTAGAAAATAAATTTCTACTTTAGTGTTACAAACTGCGAAAAAAGCACTTATATATAGTTACCAGACTCGACGAAAGGAAATGTCATATGGCACGATATGAAATGGAAATGGTCTTACAATATGCTAAAGTATTCCCAGAGAATGCAGACATGGGCGACCCGAATGGGAATACGATTGCAAAGCAGATTGCAGACAAAGGTGGTCAGTATGTAATGAACGCATACTTCACTAATGAAGAGGACATCGACAAGCTATTGTCAGATGGCCTAAATCCAAGTCCAATGGGAAGCCAACGTATTGCTGATGGTGAAGCTGAATTTGGCATCGGTAAATACATGAAGATGAAACGGTCAGTTGCTGACAACATCAAGACTTTCACCGACAACAAGGGTAAGCCTGTTGAGGTAAACTATGGTGGGCCTATTGCTGTCGTTGACCTTACACAAGGTGAAGATAACAAACGGTGGTGGAGCTTTGAGGATGATGGGCCTTTAGGCAATGGCACGAAAGCTAAAGTCATCTTTGATGTTTACTCTAATGGTTCAGGTGTTCGTATGAACGCTATTGGTGTTACAGATCATGTAGCCTATGAACCTGCAGAAACTAACAGCATCGGTGCATGGACTGAGGTAGCCTAATGAATGTAAACTTAGAAGCGGTAGCTGATGCAGAAGAGGATGGTTACAACGGTAACATCACAATCTATCGTGAGGACGTTGAAGACATCTATCAGTTAGCTAACCTGTTCACAGACTTTGCTGTAGCTATGGGCTTCACCTACGTTAAGGCCGTAGGGTTTGAGAAGGACGATGGCAGTATGGTTTGGGGTGACTTCTAATGGCATTTGGCAAAGTGCTGATCGACGGTGATATTATCGCTTATAGAGCAGCCTTTGCTACTCAAGACAAGTTACCTAAAGATGCAGAGGAAAAGGCAGAAGAGCTTATCCAATACATCCTGCAGGAAACTCTAGTGTTCCCTTCACCTAATGATTACAAGGTGTATTTGACAGGTAAAGGGAACTTTAGACATGATGTAGCAAAGACACATATCTATAAGGGAAACCGTAAGGATGCAGCTAAACCATTACACCTACCGCAAGTGAGGCAGTATCTAGTGGACAAACATAACGCAATCGTAAGTGAAGGAGAAGAAGCTGATGACCTGATAGCAATAGAAGCAACCCGACTTGGCAGTGACACGGTTGTAGCATCTATCGACAAGGATATGTTACAGATACCGTGTAGGCATTTTAACTTTGGTCGTGGCGAATGGTCAGACGTAGACGAATGGTCAGGACTTAAGTTTTTCTATAAGCAAATCTTAACTGGTGATGCAGCAGATAATATCATAGGTCTTTATAAGGTTGGCCCTGTAAAAGCTGATAAGATACTTGATGGTGCAGAAACAGAACAGGACTTGTGGCAGAAATGCATAGATGCTTACAATGGTGACATTGACCGTGTAATAGAAAATGCCAGACTTCTTTGGCTTAGACGTAGGGAGCAAGAGCTATGGCAACCACCCGAAGCAGTAAAGCAAAAGGACGACTAGGACAACAAGAGATCAGGGATACTATCCTTAAGACGTTCCCTGAACTTGAACCTGACGATGTTCGTTCTACTGCTATGGGCCAGTCAGGGGAAGATATACAACTGTCTCCAAAGGCACGAGACCTTCTTCCCCTGTCTATAGAGGTAAAGCGACGAAAGAGCCTAGCAACCGTATACGACTGGATTGAACAAGCAAAGCAAGACGGTCAATATGAGCCTGTTGTTTTCTTCCGTGGGGATAGAAAAGATTGGGTTGTTATGGTTGGTCTGGAACACTATATGGAACTTGTAAGTAAGTGGAGAAAGTAATGGGCAAACGGTCTAACTTTGAACGTGTTGAAAGAGATTACTACCCGACACCAATAGAGGCCGTTGCACCTTTGATCGACCATCTTCCGCAGGAGACTTTCGACTTTGTTGAGCCTTGTGCAGGGGATGGTCGGTTAATTCAACATGTACACGATCTTACAGACGGACATGGGACTTGTATATATGCTTGCGACATTGAACCTAGACATCCCGACATTGTTCAGCATGATGCTCTTGATATTGACTTTGGTGGCTATGAGGTGATGGACTTCTGTATTACTAACCCACCGTGGGAACGTAATTTCTTACATCAGTTCATAGAGACATGGATCGACATATGTCCTACTTGGTTGTTGTTTGATGCAGACTGGATGCACACTAAACAGTCAGCTAGACTTATGACATACTGTTCCAGAGTTGTCAGTGTTGGTAGAGTTAAGTGGATAGAAGGTTCAAAGCATACAGGTAAGGACAACTGTTGTTGGTATCTATTCGATCAGAACGATAAAGGCCCGACTAAATTTTACGGAAGGCTAATGTGATGCCACTAATGGACTATATGGAACTCTTCGAGATGATAAAGCAAGAAGAAGATGTAGAAGGGCTACGACGAAAAGCTACATACTTGCTTATGTCAAAATGTCAGGAAGACGAAACAGTAAGTGAAGAAGAGTTTCTAGCCTTTGCAGAATATGCAGCTATAAACTTAGGAACAACGGAAGGAATGATACATTGATTAGTCGTGAAGATATAGAAGCATTTGAATACTTCAGTCAGACAGAGATGGAGATGAATGTATATCAGAACGCAGCAGCCCAGACAGCTATCTATAAGCATGAGCATCAGGTTATCTATCCTGCGTTAGGACTAGCAGCAGAAGCAGGTGAGGTAGCCAATAAGGTCAAGAAGATATTACGTGATGGTAAGTTTGACCGTGAGGCTATTGCTGATGAAGTAGGTGATTGCTTATGGTACATTGCTGCATTGTGTCGTGACCTAAACGTAAGTATGTCAGACCTTGCTGCAGCTAACCTAAAGAAATTAAATGACCGTAAAAAACGTGGGGTCATTAGTGGAAATGGAGACAAACGATGAAATACTTAGCTTTCCTTTTGTTCATGTTAACGGTTCCTATTGCAAACTACATGATAGGCAATGTTGGCACAGTTTGCTTAGATAATGGCCCTTGTCTAATACCTGTTGGCTTTGGCCTTATGGCACCATCTGGAGTATTACTTATTGGAGTAGCTCTAGTTTTACGAGATTGGTTACAAGACCTGACTAATTGGAGATGGTCTGCTGTTGCTGTCTTTTTCGGTGCAATTATAAGTTGGTTGACTTCAGACCCATTTGTAGCTGTAGCAAGTGCAGTGGCTTTCTTTACTGCAGAGATGTTAGACCTTGCTGTTTATACACCTTTGCGTGAGAAAGGTAAATCACTAGCTGTTTTAGCTTCAGGTATAGTAGGGTCTTTTGTTGACAGTATGCTGTTTGTATACCTAGCTTTTGGTTCCTTAGATTTCTCAGTTGGTAACACTGTTGGTAAACTCTATGCAACCGCGCTTGTAGCAGCCCTATTCTATATCAGGAGTAAGTATGATACATTATCACGGAACGCCTATAACACCTAAGTTGGAACTTGAAAAGTTGACTGGAAAGAACTTCTGCGTATCTTTTTCTGACCACAGAGATGCAGACTGGTGCATAAGAAATGCACAAAGTATCATGTGGGACAATGGAGCCTTCTCAAGTTATACTAGAGGTCATAAGTTTGATAAGGAAGGCTACATTACTTGGCTTGATGATAAACTTTACGGGGCTAATTGGGCAGTGGTGCCAGACTTAATAGGTGGAGATGTGTTAGATCAAAGGGAATACATGAAAGACTGGCCCTACCCTAAGCATCTAAGCGCACCTGTTTGGCACATGCACTTACCGATAGACTGGTTATTAGAGTTGGTTAACAATTACCCAAGAGTCTGTTTTGGTTCCTCTGGTCAGTTCTGGAAAGTTGGTAGTGCAGATTGGAGTAGGCGAGCTGACATAGCTTGGGAGGCAATAGAAAAGTCTAACACTAGACCTTGGGTTCATATGATGCGTGGACTTAAGTTGTGTAAAGAAAGGTGGCCTTTTGCCTCGTCAGACAGCACTAATGTAGCTCGTAACTTTAAGAATAAGAGTAATCCTAAATGTCCTAAACGAATGTGTGAAAAGATAGATTCTGTTCAAACACCTTTAAGGTTCAGTAAGGAGGTATAAACAATGACTGGTATGATTGGTGTAGAGACTGTAGAGGAACACGAAGATGGCAGTGCAACCTATCAGTTTCACTTGGATAACAACTGTGCCAAGCTACTACAAGAAGAAGGTTTGAAGCTAGTCCTATATTGCGCAGCAGCAAAGCTAGACTTACAGGTAGTGTATGACTTTATAGAGGATCACATCAAGAGAGATGAACTAACAGAATATAAATTTGGAGATGTAAGTGAGTAAGAAAAAGACAGGTATGACGTGGTTCTGGCGGTTTCTAAACTATATAGCAACTTGGCGAGAACATCGTAATACAATCAAACAGCTTAATGCACTAAGTGACAAAGAGCTAAACGACATAGGAATTAGTCGTGCAGACATTGACCGTCTGGTATGGCTAGGTGAAGACAAAACAATGCGTGGACGAGGAAAAGAACAATAATGACAAACAACATGCTCCCTACCCCCTATCAAAACTTTATTGC